GATAAGGTATCTTCGTCCTGAATGGCATACTGCTTTCCCGGGATAGGCCTAGACATAAACGACGATCTCCCTTCCCCTCGGCATTATCAGGTGCTCGTCGCCCTGGATAAGATTTGAATCCAGAAACAGATCCAGATTCGAATCATTTTCCCCGAGGTCTCCATATTCCTCGATTGTGACCATGACTGGATTGCGGTCCCTGTCAAGCGTGAACCGTTTTTCCGTCTTGAGATCGAAGATGGAACGCAGGAGATAAGTTATCGTAAGTGCGACAAGGATAGAAGTAACCCCATGTGTCTGTGACTGGGAAAAGTATTGTTTGTCTATTGACTGATCTTCAAAAAGCTCCTGTGTAGCGTCCAGGGTATCTATTATCCCCATGTAGCGGTCCAGATTGGTCTCTATGACTTCCACGGCCTCCGCCCTTGATAACAGGTCTCCAGTGCTGGAAATCTCTGTTATGGCTGTCATGGCCGCTATCAGGGCAAGTTCCTGGATCGCCACACGGTTATATGCAGGAGTCCCCGGAGCCTCGGGCGTCAGGGAAAAGGATATCCCATCAATAAAGTTTCCATAAGCGTCAAGCCGTGTTTGCACATCCTGAATCGCCCTGGCCGGCAACTGTATAAGCTGCTGAAGCTGGCCGGCAACGGCTATGACATCCAGAGGGACCACTTCAAGGACGGCATTTATATCCCGCTTGATGGCCTCGATCGCAGAGGTTATTGTCGCGGATATCGCGGAAATGCCCTGGAGAAATGATTCGACATTCGAGACCACATTGGAAACGGCATCCCGGAATTCGGCTATATCAGCCGCAATCGCCTGAAATGCAGATTGCTCAAGCTGATTCGTGGCCGTCTCGTTTACGGTTTCCGCCTGCGTTGCCACATTCGATTGGGCTTCGGGGGCGGACGGCGGGATCGCCGAAGGGTCCAGGGGTTCTATCCATTCGGTGTCAACAGTGGTCACGTTTCCGGAAGATATGGGCTGGTCGTTCATGGCAAAAGACAAGGGCTGAAGCTTTTTCAGTCCATGCACCGGATGAATCACTTCCCATACGCCGCGCTCGGATAATGCCTTGAAAAACCTGTCCGATTCCAGGTCGTTGTCCGGACCTTCGAAAATAAGCGTAAGGGTATAGACGCCTATTTTTTTCGGTTTCGACCGGGGATCTCCTATCCATCGGGGAGTAAAGACTTTCCCCTCAGGCGAAGTAAGTTGTATATTTTCCCGCAGGCGCTCCCTGTATGACATTATGCCCCCATGTAATCCATGTTGATCTCGGGAGCTCCTGCCGTGGCTTCGGCGGTTGTGCCCGGTGGAGCCTTGATATTCACGCCCACATTAGTTTTTACATTCACGCCCTGCCTGGCGGCGGCTTCCGCCTGATTGGGGGCCTCCCTTTTTGCCGGTTCCGCCCTACCCTCCGCCTTGGCCTGAAGATTGGCTTGGAATGTCTCTATTGATTGTATGGCCTTGTCGATGCCGGATACATCCCGCCCGAAGAAAGCCCCGACTTTCCTGAATCCTGTCAGGATACCTTTTATGAGTCCTCCCCATGTTGTCGCCAGGACGGAAATCCATTTGAAGAAAATCTTCTTTACGGCGTCAAACATTATCTGCCAGCCGAGCTTTATTTCATCCCACCAGTTGATTATGAAGGCGGAAAGCAATATCAGGCCGGCGATTATGGCCGTCACCGGATTTGTCAATAAAACTATACTTTGGGCCGCGGCGACTAGCTTCATGGCTGCTGTATATGCGAGCCAGCCCGCTATCATTGCCGCTATGATTTCCTTGAAAGGCTCTACTATCGCAATAAGAGTTTTCAGAATGTCTATGGTAGTTCCAATCCCTATGATAATTGGTTCGGGGTCGAATCTCCTTATGGCTTCTGTCATGGAATCTATCGCATTTTTCCCATTGATTTCGAAGGCCTCTATTATCTTGAATCCGAATTCAGATGCCGCGCTCGCGAGTGTCCTAAGACGATTCCCTATGGACTGCCTCAACCGCTCCGAAGTTTTCTGTGCTGTACCCGAGGCATTATTCAGGGAATCTTCGAATTTATCTATACCCTCGAGCGATTCAATAAGATTCTTGGCCCCGGCAATTGCCCTCTTGCCGAAAAGGGCATTGAGAACCTTTGCCTGCTTCACCTCTCCGACTCCCCTTAACCCCCTCTGTACTTCCCCGAGAATGGCGGTTATCTTTTTCATATTGCCGGTCCCGTCATCCGTGGTTATATTGAGATAGTCAAGGGCATCCTGGACTTCGCCTGTAGGGGCCGCAAGCCGGAGCATGGCGTTTTTCAGGGCCGTGGCCCCTTCGGTTCCTTTTATGCCAGCGTTGCCGAGGGCGGCGGTAAGGGCGGCTGTTTCCTCAAGGGACGCGCCGACAATCCTCGAAACCGGCCCCGCTGTCTTCATGGTCTCGAACATGCTCTCGACCGTGACGTTTGCGCTATTGGCTGTCTTGACGAGTACATCATTAAGCCGGTTGAGGTTCTTTATCTTCTGGGCCGTGTTTTCCACGTTGAGCCCGAAAGAGCCGAGAAGATCCGAACTCCAGTCCGCCACGCTGGCGAAATCCTCCCCGCTGGCAGTGGCAAGATTTATCATGGAATCAAGACTTCCCATAGCCTCGCTTGAAGTAAATCCCGCCCTTGCCAGGAAGTCCAGGGCCGCAGCGGACTGGGCGGCTGTGTATTCCGTGGTGGCCCCGGCCTCGCGGGCCCTGTCGCGTATCTTGGCCAGTTGTGCTTCAAAATCTGCTGCCTCAGGCCCTATGTCCTTGAATCTGGCAGTGGCCCCGATGGCGGCCTGATCGAAATCTATGAATTGGCCTGTTACGGAACCTATGCCGCGGGAAAGCTGGCCGAGGCCTTTTGATACGGCCCCGGCCACTAGAATGCTTTTTGTAACATCCCGAAAGCGGGAGGCGGCTTTAGTGGCATCGCGAAAATTCTTTTTGGCTGTACGCCCGAAACGCGAGACTCCCTTATCCATGTCCCTGAAGAACTTGGTTATTTTATCTTTTGCGCGAAACGATGTATATACTGGAAAGTCTGCCATTATCAGCCCCGCTTGCCTTTGGCGTTTTCGGCTTCCCTGATCTCGGCCCGCTCCATGAGCTTATGCCATCCATCAAAATACCTGAGATCGTCATAGTCAGCCGCCCTGATCTCGGACATGGGCTGTCCACGATAGAACATAAAAAGCTGGCCTAACCTCTGGAAGATGGATATATCCACCGGATCGAGCTTCATCAGGGCCGAGGCCGGCACGTTGCCGAGGGCGCCCATGAAGGCGCAATCCTTTTCAAAGCCTCCCTTGGCCTTGTCCCGCTCTTTCATCGCGTATCCGGTAACTCTCCTGTAGACAATTGATGTGGTCTCGCCTTTTGGCCAGACAAGGTTATGCTGGACCTCCCCATTGTCAAGGATCTCTACATGGCCCGCCCTTATGGCCCTGACAAGGCGGTTAATGACTGTTGCGACCCACTCCGGACCGTTCTCGATAGCGAGATCGCTCCCATCAATATCGTATGAGTCCAGGAGCTTCTGCATCTGATCCCGTGCGGCTTCCTCTGACAACTTGAATTTTTCTTCCGGCATCCTTACATCTCCTTTCGATTGTTTGTGATAAGCGATGGCCCGATACGGCGGGAATACGGACGGCCAGGTTCACTAACGAGGGGAAAGGTACCCCCGCCCGCCATTCGCCCCGAGACACTGGCCATTATCATCGCATATCGTCTTTGTTTATGCTGCAAAAAGCTCCCATTCTCCCGAAGACGGGATCATGGTCACTTCGACGCTGTGCTCTTCGCTCTCGTAATTGTCAAGGCTGATCGTCCCGTCGGTCCTCCATACGGACCCATCGGCCATCTCGTAAGACATGGGAAAGTTGTCAAGCCTGTCCGAGAGCCCTTCGAGGATTTCGTATTCTGCAGGGGTGCATAGGAGCTTGACTCCCTCCACGTTGGACGCCGCCCGCGTCACTTTGACGCTGTTGCCGCCGCTATGCGGCACGGCTTCCTTCTCGAGCTTCGGGGTGCGGGCGAAATTGGCATCCGCGGCTGCCTTGAAGGAAAGTCCGTCAATCAGAACTTTTCTGATACTTCCAGATCTCATGTTTTAAACCTCCCTTACTGTAGTACCGCGAAGCTGGTATCGAATTCTATCATGGCATCCATGATATTGCCTACACCGGAAAGAATCGTCTTCGTTGTCCAGGTAAAGCCATCTCCGCCCGACCTTACCGATACGCTTCCAGCTTCCTTGAGGGCATCGATGGAATACTGGGCATCGGCAATCCAGGCCTTGCCCTCGAATGCCCTGTAAAGGGCGACAAGATCGTCCTTTACGGAATCCACGTCCCGGGCCTTGGTCCTGTCAACCGTGCTCGTGACTTTCGTAACGTCATTGACTATGGCAATGCCCTGCCATTTTTCCTGCTCGAAATTCACGCGCATGGCATTCATCATGTTCTGGAGCTTGCTGATATTGACCATCTCGCGATAGCCATTGCTGTCCACCGGAACACTGTCGGGCCTGTAGAATGTTACGACATTCTGAAGATACACATTCCCTGATTTCACGCGGGTGGGGCTGATGCCTCCCTTTACGGCGGTATCGCGGTTATCGTAATCGCTGGTCCAGCGGTCGGCCTTCGTGCCCGGCCAGATGCCTTCGAGCATGATATCCACATAATGCTGCGCGGCCCTCTCCTGGTTTATGCGGGCCATATGGCCTATGGCCAGGGCCGCTATTTCCGAAGGATGGCTTTCGCTGTCGGGTACGGTGACAACACCGTTTGCCCTGTCCGTCTTGCGGGCGTCCGCAATAGCCTGAAGGGCGATAAGCCCCGCGCTGCCGGCGGTAACATCGCCCGTGAGGGCCCTGAAAGGCCGCGAGACCGTCTTTGCGTAAAGGCCGGTGGTGTCATTGCCTGCGCCCACATAAGTGCTTATGGCGTTAAGCACAGTGGCGTCAACGCCATATCCATGAACAACATCCGTGAAGTAAGCCTCGTTTGCGTCATCCCCGGTCCCGAGGCCATCCAGGGCGGTGGAGATGTCTGGATTCGTCGCCCCGCTGGCCATGTCCGTAATGGCCACTGTCACGCCCGTGGGCAAGGACTGGTTGACATCCAGATTGAAGGCGATGGAAATACTATTCCCCTCGGGACCCTTTGACTTTGCGGTCACATCCACCTGCGAGGTCGTGACACCGTTGACCGCCGCCGTGACGGGGAGCTCCTTGATAGCGTTTATGGCCGCCACGGTATTTGTGGCAAGGTTATCGGCGGTATCTGCGTCCGAGACGGCTACTGTCACGAGAAGCCCCGCTATGTAGAGATAAAGGGTGCCCGCGAGAACTCCGGCGGATCCGGCGAAATCGAAATCTCCGGTAGCCGCCACGGCCCCGCCCGCCTCGCTCTGAGGCTGGACATATACAGGTACGCCCCGGCCCCCTTCGAAAGCCCTTACCGCAAGGCGATGGACCATGAAGCCGAAACCAAACTGGTCTCCGGCGTCTTCCGCACTGAGTACCTGGACGGGAACCTCATCGACAACCGCCGTCTTCAGAGGGTCGTATGTCCCGATAATGAGAATCTTTCTCGGCAGGGTCTCGGCGGCGGGCTGGAACTGTACGTTCTTGACGCCCACGCCGACCGCTGCTGCCCTTGATGTGCTGTCTAGTGGCATTGTGAATCCCTCCCTATGGCGTTGTAACCTGAACGCCGGTTTTTTCTACATCATCGCCAACAAGATCAATGTTGGCATCAAATACCTTATTGCCGAACGCCCGAAGGTCTTCACCTGTTATGGTTTCTTCTATACGGCATGTCAGGCGCATTGAAGCCGTTATGACAAGGAATTCCCCATCGGGCTCCGGCGAATCCTTGCGTATCTGGTCTACCCATCGCCCGGCAACCAGTTTCAGGTTAGGCCTGTCTGCGGGGGGATTCAGCCCGAACTGCTCATTCCGGGCATCCATGAGGACTTGATAGACAACATCAATAAGATCGTCCATCTGGCGGTCCCCTTCCGCTCCCGCCTCCGATAACTGCCTCAGGGCTTTAGCCTTTTCGTTTTCCGTCGCGGTTTCGCTTGTCAGAGTGGACAGGTCCACCATGGCCGGAGTCGCGACGGCAAGCTCGATCAGGAATGTGGTTTCATGACTCACATCCCCATAAGACTGCCCGTGCGATTTGGAAAATTCGCCCTCAGAATAGTATACCGTGACCTGGCGGTTAGCGTTTATCTTCTCGGCTGAATCCCGGTGCTTCTGGTGCCCTATGGTTATGTAGCGGCCAGATTCCGCAGGTACCAGGACATTATTTATAATGGATGTCTTGAGAAGACGGAAGAGCATCATGTCTGCTGCTCCGCCTTTACCGGGTAAAGCCTGATGAATCCGATGGCGCTTATTTCCGTTGCCCTGTCAGAAGTAAGGGCGAAATTCTTCATCTCCGCCGTCAGACTGGGTTCCGTGGGAAATCGAATCAGCCAGTTCTCGCCGTCCGCCGGGACGCGCTCGAGGCTGCTGATGCGAAGGACAACCGTTGGAGCCCCAACGACAAGGGGCTGTCCGGTCTCCGGAGAGAAACGGACAGTGTTCCGGTGGACCTGGCCGTAAAGCGGGATGGGGTTCTGAGGGTCGGGACTATTAGCGGATGTCTTGTATTCCTTGCCGTCCGGCCCTGTCAGTTCGACTGGCAGACCCCAGTTTTCAGGCCGCTCAAGTGTGACGGCCAGATCCCTTTCCATTTGCTCGCGGAGATTCACTTTCCGGAACTGTCCTTGTCATCCTTGCCAGAAGGCGAAGGCTTTGCATTGGGCTCGGGAGGGGACGGCTTTTCTTCCGCCCCCTCCACCTCTTTGGCTTTGAGCTTATGGCCTCCGATAATGACGGTTTTGCCGCCCTCCAGGGCCTTCATGACGCGATCCCTGTCGGCCTTGTTTTTGGGTCCGGGATAAAGGCGCTCAACAGTCGTCCTGACATTATCGGGGACTACATAGACGGCCCCCATTACTGTCCACCCCCGGGCTTCGTGAGCTCTTCGACCTGCGCCTCAAGCTCCTTTATCCGGGCTTCCCGTATCTTAATGATATCGTCAAGGCTCTTGATCTCGGCCTCGAGTTCACCTACACGCTCCACGGCCTCTTCGCCGGCCTTTTTAAGCCCGTCGATCTCGGCCTGTTTCTTGGGGCATTCCTTGCAGGATGCCTTGCCCTTGCCGGACTTTAAAGAGGTGCGAAGGCTGGCGATCTCGGCCTCGAGCTCTTTGATACGAGCCTTGTCCTTGTTTCCGGAAGACGCCGCCGTCACCTTGATGGGTGCATTCCCGATAAGGCCTTCCGCCTCCCATTTCTCGCGTGTCTTTTTGGGGACACGCTCAATGGGTATCTCATCGCCGGTTTTGAATTTGTCTCCGCCGATGAGGCAAACGCCCTTGCCTAGCCAGAAAGTCGCTTCATGCGTTGACATTATCAAGTCCTCCCTTTCTAGGTATGCAGACCCTGCAGCACGACAAATGCGTCGGTCTGCGTGGTCGGGAATATCGGGGCGCTCTGCGTCCTGAGGACAACAGATTTCTTGTCCGGCGACCTGTAGGCATCAGAGTAGAACATCCTGGCGTCCACCACGGCGGTGTTCTGGACCTTCGGCGGCATGGGCTGTGCGGTCATGCTGAAGCCGAACAGATCCTGGTAAAGCGCGATCTCGTCAGCCGTGACAGGAAGCCTATCGGGCGGCCCGAAATAGCGGTCACACCGCGCCTTGGGATGGAAAATAAGGGCCTTGTCCGTGGGCATCCAGGGCGTCTCCACATCAGAACCGGGAGTCGTGAAATCGTCCGTGAAGGTTATGTCATAAGTGAATATCCATACCTTGCGGCCCTTCGGGGTCTCAAGATATCCCCTCGCCTGGAAGCCGTTGTCCCTGTACTTCCTGAAATCGGTCGGAAGCTCAGTGATTGTGCCTCCGAGGGCGACAAACTGGAATCGCCTGTTATCGGCATCCGACTGTATGGCACTATCGGCCTTGAAGTCAGCAAAGGCGTCCGTGCCCATGAGGATACCATAATCCCCATAAAGGTATGCCTGCTGCTGGATAACGTCAATGCCGGAATCGATATCGGCGGGGATTGTCTGGCTGCCCGAATTCCAGGCGTTGGCCACGGTTATGAAGTTGCCGGCATCACGATAGAAGTCGTATATCAGATTGCTGTTGGTGGTCCCGAGGATTGCCGGATGCTGGCCGGTCAGCAGGGCCTCGCGGCAAAGATACTCCATAAGGCCGATATGCCGATTCATATGCTCGAAGTGTATCTTCATGGCCTTCGTGGCCATCCTGTCTTCACGGGAAGATCTCTGATAAGGATTCTCGCCCGCCACTCTCTCCAGGAGTTCGTCGGAGTTGATGGACCCCGGGGTTTCTATCAGGGGCCATTTTCTGGCTATGTTCGTATATTTCCCCTCGACCTGCGTATCCAGGCGGGAAACATCATCACTAGAGGTGCCCCTGTTGACGAGCCTCGCGAGTCTGCGCCCATTGCGCCTTACAATGTCTATCTCCACCGTCTTGGAATCCGTGCTGAAGACGGTTATGCCTCCTGTCTCGGGCCTTCCGAAAAACGCGCCCTGGAAGGCGGTCGGTACGACGATGGCCTGTGTCTCGTCGAATTTCTCGACCATCATCCTTGTATACTGGTCAACGGCTACTAGTGCCATGTTATGAGCCTCCCTTAAGCGTTCTCAGCCTGCGAAGCAGTCTGGGTTCCGGTGGGGATAAGCCCCAGATCATGCAGGGTATCCCGTATGGTTTTGCCGGTCGAAAGAACCGTATCGAAATCAGAGGTGCCATCGTCAAAGACAAGCTTGTCCTCGTCGAATTTCGCCCCGGTGAAGAGCATGGGGCAATCCACGATGTCGCCTGCCACGAGGTCGGCGGCGGCGATGTCCTCGCCCATATAGATAGTGAGCGGGATTTCCGAGCCGTCCACGCCCGCGGCATCGAAAGGCACATTCTTGCCATTGGCGGTCACGGCCAAGGTAAAGAGATCGCCGACAATGAAGTCTGTCGCCCCGTCGGTTATGGTAAAGGCCAGCCCGGCGACAATGAAATCGGTTGCCCCACCGGCCCCCGGATTCATGGTAAGGCGCGGGGCGACAATGTTTCCGTTGGGGTCCGTGAGCTTGAAAACACCGCCATTGACCACGGCCTCGATGAGCTCCAGTTCCCATGTCCCGACTATGGGAGTCCCGCCGGCGGCGGCGGCCACGGCTGAGACCGTGCCATCTCCGGTGTTGCCGACATCAGCCGTCATGTCTGTGGGTATCGTGACTGGCTTCTTCGCCATGAGGGTATACTGTGAAAGCACTGTGGCCCTTGCGGCGTCCTGCTCGATAATGCCGTCATCCTCGCGGTAAGCGGGCTGCGTAAACAGTACGAAAGGCGTTGTGTCGTTATCCTGTCTTGCCTGTACGCCCATGATTATACCCCCTCTCCAAGCCTTGCTTTGCGGGCCTCAAACTCGGCCTGCTCTTTTGCGGCATCCCCGCCTTCGCCGCCGCCGGGGGTCTCGTCAGGCTGTTCGCTAGCTGCCGCGGCAGACTTGGCCTGCTCTTTCTGCATGTCGGCCATGGCGACAACGGCCTCGAATGCCTCGAAGCTCTTCTCGCCCTTGATGGCAAGAATGCCCATCTGCTTTACCGAATGCGTGTACTCGTCAGAAGACATTATGGGAGTCACCTTTTCCACGATAGCCATAATGTCTTCCCTTCCTTTCTTCTCCCCTTCCTTCCGGGCCTCAACCAATGCGGTTTCATGCTCGGCCCTCGCAGTCGGGTTTCCGGCAAGTAGTTCTGCCAAAGACATATTTGTGTCCTCCTGTGGGTTCATTCCCGCACCTGCGGGGTTTTCTATGTGGTTTCATGTCCCGCCGCCGACAACGGCGGCGGCTTTCTTGCCTGAGGCGGGCTCGAATGTCTTGCCATTATTGCGCTTGCAGTGCTGCCTGGCCTGATCCGCTGTCCATTCCGTCTTCGGATACCTGAAGGCCTGCGTGGTAGTGGTGGTCTTTCCTTTAAGCCGCCCGATAATGATATTGAGCGTCTTGCCGTCGGCCTTGCGGCTTATGCGCCTGAAACTGTTTTTCTGAAACTCTCCGGGCTCCCTTACGCGGCAGGCATGCTCATTGGGATAGGGGGCCTCGGGATTCGTGGTCTCTGCGGCTTCATACTCTTCGATGGTGTACGCATTAGGATTGCTCCAGTGTTCTGCTTTGGGGGTATCCCCGAGAAGAAGAGACATGCTATCGAAATAGGCAACGGCCTTTTCCATGTCTTTGTTTGCGGCGTCGCTTCCGCGCATCTTTTCAAGGCAGGAGTTTACAACAGCCTGTGCCTTCATGATGGCGCTTTCCTTGTCTTCGCCATCATCCTCTTTATATGGGGCCTCAATCACTTCATCAACAAATCCGGCATCGAGCATTTCATTGCCGAAAAGGAAAGTCTCGTCATCCATGAGAGACTTTATTTCGTCCATGGATTTCCCGGTCTTTTTTGCATATGCCTTTGCCAGAATGTTCGAAAGGCTCTCGAGGAAGTCAGCCATCTTACGCATGTCATTATGGTTGCCTATAGCCAGTGCAAGTGCATTATGTATCATGAATGTGGCATTGTCATAGGCAGATACCTTGTCTGCGGCCAATACGATATAAGACATGGCCGAGGCGGCGAGGCCTACTATACGGCATTCCGTATGCCCCGGATAATCACGGATAAGATTGAATATCTCTATGCCTTCGTAAACAAGGCCGCCTGGCGAATTGACCTGAAAGATTACGTCTTTTCCCTTGGCTTCCTTGAGGGCCGACCTGACATCACTGGCACTTATGCCATAACCCACCGGCCCGCTAAGTGCTATGATCTTAGGCATTCCGTGTCTCCCTGTCGCGTATCTGCTGGTTCATATTTAATATATATTGCAAAATCTTACTTGCTTTGTCAAGACTTATTTGTCCAGAACGAGGATCTGTGTCCCCTGGGCGGGCTTGAAGGTATCCACATTCCCGCCGCCGTCTTCTCTTTCTATCCAGTAAAACCCGTCAAAGGCTGTTGCCGGCATCGTTACATCAAATTCGAATCTGCCGTTTGCCTCGTCCGTTATAGTGGCCTCCACGGGATCGATGGCATAAGTGGCATCCCCGGGTTCGTCCTTTGCATAGATTCTGAATATCAGGCCGGCGATATTCTTCGGAGCAATGCCGTCGGCTTCTCTCAACTGGCATTTTATGGTTTTTCTGTCACCTACATTGAATTGCAGATTAGGCAATCCCATTATTCGCACCCCTCTATTATGATAATATCCTCGTCTTCAACAATTATCATTTCATCAGTCTCGTAAACCGCGGTCAAAGATGGCGGGCATCCTAGCACTCCGCCATTGATATCTATGGATGATTGTATGAGTCCGTCTGAGTTCATGGTATATCTCAGATTAAGTGTCGCGGGGAAAAGGCCTATCAATGCCGCTGCCATCTCGGCGTCACTGCCGCCGCCGGGCTGGACCCATGCCCCGCCATCAATGCTGTATTCCCCTATTACGGTGCCATCCGTGACAACGGGATATTGCTCTATTTCTCCGCCCGAAAAAGGTATCTCCCCTGTAATGGCTACTTGCCCTGTAGGATAATCACCCCGATGCTCGAAGGACTGGAGATTGACTTCTCCATACCAGGCGTCATTAAAAGGATCTCCGAATAGCAGATAAGTATTATTTGCCTCCGCCCTTATACTGGCCCAGTCTATTGATGCGTACATCCTGACCTCAGAAAAAGCCGAATCATATACACGAATAATCAGATTCGTTCCGTCATTCTCAAGCTCAAAACCGAAAATTTCATCCGCAATTAACAGATAACTGTTGCTTCCGATAAGGGTCCAATCGGTTCCATCCCAATAATACGAATTGCCGGCAACATCAAAATAACGTATGCGAAGATTGCTTCCAAGGTTCACTGCCAGAATATCCGCTTGGAATAAGGCTGTGCTTTGAATCGCAGCCGCGGCCCCTACATTTGGATTTGCAGCCCCCTGCCATAACATCGCGGCGACAACGGCGCCATTATTCTGTATCGCGGTACCCTGTATTACCGTCCTCAATCTCCATCTGTTGCTCGCGCGTGGATTAAGGATTGTCTTATAATCCAGAATAGCTCCAGCCGTGGCATTCACCGCAGTTTTTACCGCCACTTCTCCGCCAGCCTCGATTATCGAAGCCGTCCCGGCCCCCGCCACTATATCGGTATCCCAGAGCGTGGGGTCCAGAGTAGCGTCATCAAAAGAATCAATAACCACCAGGTCTTCCAGAAACATGATATCCCCGGAGACATCAACCCCCGAGGGTATGGTATCCCAGAGTGACGGTTGCGGTATTTTGATTATTGCCATTAGCCGCCTAATTTATCAGTCATGGTTTTTGCAAGCCGCCTGTCGCCGAACCACCACATGAAAGCGGTCGAGCCCATATATGCGATAACGCTCCAGGGATCCGATACCGAATCATAGAAAGTTTCCGGGCTATGCCTGTAAACTTCATATGTGATTGCCGACATTACATACAAAAGATACAGGGTGCCTGCTGGACGTACAATAGATCTGAGGATGTCTACCATGGCAAACATTAAGCCGATAAAACCCATGATATAGGGATGCAGGAACCTGGCATATTCGCTCTTGAAAAGCTCTCCCTTTATCATGTCCATGGCTTTTTCCATGGAGCTTGAATCCCGGGCATCTTCCCTGTCCGATATCCTTGCATTCTCTAGTTTCAAGGCGTTATCGGCTTCCCTGTCCATCTCTTTTAGGCGATGCTCGCGCTCATCTTTTCTGTCCTGAAGGTCAAGTTTCCTGTTCTTGTACTTGAGATATCCGCCGATAACAGAAGTTGCCAACGAGCCCAGTAACCCCGTTGCGCCTCCACTGACGAGATTCATTAGATCCATATGTCATACCTCCATGATATGTAGCAGAAAGGCTGTTTCGCCCACCTGAAATTTTTCTATTTCCATGTGTCGTTCAAAGGCGGCCTTGGTGCTTCTTGAATTAAGGACTGCCATCTGCCCATGCAGTATTCCCCGTCTGGCGCCGAAAAGCAGACATCCCTCGGAATGCGATCTATGTCCCTTATCCACATTGCCGGCCCAATTTCCTGAATGGGTAAGTATCCAGTTTCTTCCCTGCACATTGGTAACATGAAAGATACGCCCATACTTTGGGGATATCCTGATTTTGACTTCATATGTCCCGTTGGGGATACAGGAGCGGGAAGATTTGTTATCCCTCCAGGGAAGTTCCAGCATATAACTCTGAAAGCCCTTATCGCTGAATAAATGCCCCATGGTGCCCTGGTCAGTGCTAGGATCTCTTAATAGAAAAACATGCCGCATATCAGCTTCCCAGAGACTCCATGGCCGCTGTTTTTTTATCCTTCCGATTAGGGGCTTCCATCAGGTATTCGTCGAATCTCCTGTGAACCGTCTGGACATCGGAGCGCATCTCATTCTTAAAGGTGACTATATCCTTGCGCACATCCTCTTTGAAGTCTTTCATGTTTGCCCTCATATCATCCTTCATGTCTGAGTAGCCCGTCCGTATAGCCTGCATCATCTCTTCTTCCCTACGATGCCTGTCTTCATTGCAGGTATGGCAGTCATCAGAAGTAAGATGTCTTTTTTTATCTGCATCATTGGAAGCATCTCGGATAATAAACCGCTTTACGATCCAGAAAAAGAATCCAAGGATGCCGCCCCCGACACCCAGAAAAATAAAATTGATGGCCGCGCTTATGATATCCGCCAGGATTGTATCACTTGACATCCGAAACACTGTCCTTTATTTTTAGAAGTAAGCATCTATGGCATATCTCATCGCTGTATGCCGGTCCGTCTTCATGTCCATAACTGCAAAGCCTGCATTTACGCCTGAAACCCTTATCCGCAAAGGCCGCTATCTGCAGACGTCCAAAGCATTCAGCGGATAATGGGGCCTGCATCAAGAAGGTACCTCGAAATAATCAATCTTCAGGCCCAGAATGGCGGAGGCCGTATTATCTGTATTGGTTATTCTGAAAAGATATTTCTGTGCGGGGTCAAGTTCGCATACAACGGTTTCTGCCGCATTCGCCCCGGAAGAACCGGCCACGCCCGCCCCGTCAGAAGGTATCAGGAGCTCGCCTATCAAATCAGTCCCCGGCACGACTCCAGTGGGGCTTATCCTGAAAATCACTTCGCCCGGAGTGGTAATGGTATGCTTCTTATTCGGCGGGTTTACGAGGGTGCCGTCATTATTGGCAGTGGCCCCGCGATAGACATTAATGGTTATAGGGCCCCCTATGCCGTCAAGCCCGATGGGAAGCAAAACCAGATTGCTCCCCGTGAAAGCAGTTGGATCGAGGATGATATCGATTGTCTGTGAAGCGGCGAGATTTATCCGTCGGCAGAGGCCGTATGCTATGCCTTCAACGACTTTAGCGTTTTCTATTGTGAGACACACAAAAGCCTTAAAGGGGCTGAAAGCCGCGGCAATGGCCCTGAGGACTCCCCCGCCTATTGTCTGTTTTTTCGCCATCAGATTATTAACCCCACATAATCCATATAGCTGTTATGGGCTGCATTGCCCGCTACCGGATGATAAAATCTTATCTTGACATTCCCAGACGCATCTATGAAATCATGGGAGTTGGGAGGGATATCTGTATATCTGTAATTCTGGCCCAAAGCGTTAGGAAAGGTATGTATAACCTTCCATGTCTCGGAAACAGTATCCCATATGGCAAGTTCTACCCAATGAGTAGCAGAGCCCATATACGCCATGGCAATCCCGATACGCCGGAAACTCCGGACATTCTCGAAAGTTACTTCTATATTCTGGCCGGGTGTCGCGGCTTCTTCCTGGATCTGAAGAATATTGCCGTCCTGCCATTCCTGTATATCGGCGACTGTGCCGCCGCCGATTACGGTGCCGACAATGACATTAATGCTCGAAGGGGCAATGTGTATCTCGGGGAAATTTATTCCCGGGCCTACTTTTTCGCCTGGCCTCTTCTTTTGTCCGATCATGCATCGACCCTTACTTCGCCGGCTTCTGGACCGTCAAGCCAGAGATAAACGTCTATGAGTTCGGAAGAACTGATTTCGGCAGTATCGCCATCAAGGAAAATTCTTCCGCCGCTGAAGTCAGCCTTTACAGGCGCGGCATCTCCGGTGGGCACATATGTTGCAAGCCACGTTGCGCCAGCCCCTCCGTTCACTGTCTTGTGTATCTGGCCGACCGAAACGGCTGTTGCGACCTTGACGGCCTCGCCTGCCGGTACATCAACAAATACTGGTGCTGGCATTTTATGTATCCTCCCTGCGGATTTCTATTTCGTCCACAACAGCTTCGGCCAGGGCCTGAGGGCTTCCACCACCAGCACCTCCACCGCCTGATTTTTGCCAGGGCGGCGGCACGGGTTCGCCATACTCATGCTCTAGCTGTGTCCTGTTAGTTTCGGCATCGCTGCCGTTAAGATCGCTGGCCTCGCGCTCCTGAGTAGTAAGGCCGAGGCTGAGATTTTCTCTCCGGGCCTTGGCCGTCTTTATCGGATCTATATCAGGCATTGCCGCGCCCTTCCAGTTGCCATGCAGCCATGCGGCCTTGAGGACCGGGTCGGACCATCCGGGGGCCTGTATGCGTCCGGCGGCTATCTCGCCGGAAAGCCACATTTCAAAAACCGGATCGCCATCATCAGCCGCCCATTCGGCCCGCCAGATATTCACTATGCGCCAGAAGAGAATGAGAGTGCCGCGGCTCGCGGAATAATTCTGATTGAAACGCATCAGGACAACCTCAAGAGGCACACCGGCGGCGGCCCCGAGGTAATACATGAAGGCGTCCACAAATTTGTCGAAGGAATCAACAGGCGCATTGGGCTGGAAGGGCTTGATAACGTCGCCCTGGCCGGCATTCAGTATCGCATGGCTACCGGGCTGATCAGAAGTAATCTCGGGCACCTGATAGCATCTAACAGGCTCTACCGCTACATTCTGGGCCGTGCTGTCCGGCTCCGGATTGGTACCAAATTGCCCCGCGGCGGCGCCCTGCCCAAAAGCGGTTAATTGTCCCGCGAAGATATTCGAAGGGTCGAATTCCCTGTTCTCGACCGACATGAAGATCATGGACTGGTTGATTGCCTTTTTCAGATGCGCCATTTTGAAATCAGTTATGTTCTCGAGCGACTGAAGGGCAAAACCTATGCGGGAATAGCCTCGGCCCTGGCCGGCGTATTCAGGCCTGAATCCATGGAGCATGAAGAGGCGTCCGGACTTGGGGCCCTTGCGCTGTACTGTGACAGTCTTGAAACCGCCCTTGCCGTCCCTGACGTGGACCACATAACCGGTTTCTCTGTTGCGCTCGTCGCGGATAATACCGTCATAGATATTTTCCATATACTCGCCATAAGTCCCGCTGAAGCCGAGCCCGACTATCTGGTCCGGGTCCACGAAATCCCATTGGAGCGGATTTTGAAGGAATTTTTCAGTGGAGTAATAAAGGCGGCGAAAAATGTCATTGTCCCTATGCTGAAAAATCTGATAAAGATGCTGTGACTGATAGAACGTCATGTTCTCGGCGCGATGCGTTTTCTTGTCCCTGGCCCAGAGGTCGAAACGGGTATCTACATCACGGCCCCATTCGCGGGCCCTCTCAGGCGTTATTCCAAGTATGGAAGCCCTCGGGCTTGATTCCCTGACAAGGGCGACGTCCGCCACGCTGTCCGCTGTGCGGTCGATAATGGCCCGGGCCTGAGGGCTGTCATGATAGGCATCACGCGCATTGAGACGCATGCGCTGATGGTTGATAGTCCTGGACTTCCCATAGTTAGAAAGTCCATAAGGCCATCCGGCGCCCCCGCTGCGGTATCCGGCATAATAAGAGCCTTCGGCATTTCGGACAAAAGCCACCGGTTGAGCTCCGCGGCTCATAATATCCAGTTGATCAAGGCCCGCCTTGATGGCTGCGTTCTTGATCTCAGTTCCGCGTTCTCGAATCGCCCTTACAAAATCCCGGGCGAATATCTCATTGCGTGATGGTCGATTCATTTGAAGTACCCGTCATATCCCCCATCATTTTTTCTTCGCAAATTCATATTCGCGATTCCGGTTCCATTGAGGATATGCTGGTATCTGAGAATGCGGGCTTCGAGGCGTTTCTGTACCTTTTCCATGGCTTCCATGCTCCGGTACTTCATGACCTGTTTTCCCTCTCCTGTATCAAGGCTTGCCATTTCTACATGAAGGGTATTGTTTATGATAGCGTCATCAATGGCGTCCAGTTGGGCTTGAAGGGCGGTTATCCGTTCCTGATACCAGGCCTTTTGTGTGGAGGTTAGGCAACTCATGCTGTGATAATAAAGAAAAAATCTGTCCTTTGTCAATTTTTTTCTTGTGCAAAATCACGATTTTAGGCATATATTGTTGATTTTATTGATTATTTTATTTTAAGCCCCATGCACTTTTTACTTGACAAGAGATATATTTCTGTGTTATTATTAATCAAGATGAGGGGCAAAGAAAACATAAACACGGAGGGCAGGGCAATGGCAAGACAGGAAAGCATAGAGAAATTCGAAACAGCAATGGATGAAATTGGCATGGGTATTGGCGAAGAAGAAATGGCGATTTCAAGAGAGCCTATTGATAACTTCATAGCCCGCTGGGGCCAGCCCCATGAAATAGAAAACGGAATAAGCATATGGCATAATCTCCAAGTTGCCAAAGGCAAAAGGCGTGGCGATCTCTATGTCATGAGCACGGAAGATGGAACGTTATCTTATTTCGACGGTGAGTATTAAAAATTAATAAGGAGGGCAACATGGGAAAAGCTGCCATTTTCAGGCTGAATGAAGTGGAAAAAGAAACCATCAGAGAGGCTTGGGCCTGGCTTGGGGGCCGTAGGCAATTCGTCATGACACATAATCATGACGGCAAAGAGGAGCCAATAGAAGTCGCGTACAGGGCTTACGCAGTCATGGCCAGCGGCGGATTCGTTTCCAATCGCTCAAGGCTGCTTCCGGGCTGCATAAGGATTGACGAGCTTTTAAGGGAAGTAAACGAGCGGCTTGGAATCGGATACTTAACCATCTAAAACCAAAGGAGGACGCGGATATGAGAGAGAAAAAGTATGAATTAACCGATGAGGTAAAAAGTTTCGGCAACATAACACTTTATCGAATCAGAGCGCTTCGGGATTTCATGAACATCAAAAAAGGAGAAGTTGGAGGATTCATCGAAAAAGAATCCAATCTAAGCCACTCCGGGGATGCTTGGGTCTACGGGGATGCCAAGGTCTACTGGAATGCCAAGGTCTACTGGGATGCCGAGGTCTACTGGAATGCCAAGGTCTCCGGGAATGCCAAGGTCTACGGGGATGCTTGGGTCTACGGGGATGCCGAGGTCTCCGGGAATGCCAAGGTCTACGGGGATGCCAAGGTCTCCGGGGATGCCGAGGTCTCCGGGAATGCCAAGGTCTCCGGGAATGCCGAGGTCTCCGGGAATGCCAAGGTCTACGGGGATGCCGAGGTCTCCGGGAATGCCAAGGTCTACGGGGATGCCAAGGTCTCCGGGGATGCCGAGGTCTACGGGAATGCCAAGGTCTCCGGGAATGCCGAGGTCTCCGGGAATGCCAAGGTCTACGGGAATGCCATAAATATTATCGGCTATGAGTACCACATAACTCTTACAGATAATCACATGGCAATTGGCTGTGAAATGCATACCTTCACTGAATGGCGGAAGTCGTATAAGGCTATATGCAGGAAGCATAATAAGAAAGAATGGGAATCAAGAATACTGGCTATCCTTGATATGGCGGGAAAGTGAGGACAAAGCAAGCTATGGCAAAGCACACGAATTCAGAAATGGCAATTGAGTATGACGGAAGCCTTTGTCTCGGCGGCCAGGTTGTAACAACCAGCTATGGAATCGCTCCGGATACTGCAAGCCGCGAAGAGCGTAATGCTAATCATGCAAGGATAGCCGCCCTCTGGAATGCGGCCCATGGCATGAGCACGGAAGAGGCCGTCGCGCTTCTTAACTGCTGGGCTGATGGCCTTCGGAGGGGATAAAAACGGAAAGCATCTGAAAGGAGAAAAAGCATGATAGAACGTATTAGGGAAATGTGGGAAGAAGACTGGATGAACGTAGCTGGGCACGGATTTTTTGCCTTATGCTTAGTGGCCTTGCTTATTTGTTTTTGGGCGCTTTATAAGGAAGGCCAAAAGTGGGAGATGTTTAAAGCAGAGCATAATTGCCGCGTTGTTGCTAAGGTTTCAGGCGAAATGTTCACTGGGGTTGCGCCTGTTGTAGGAGGTGAAGGAGGCGTGGGGATTATAATTAGTTCCACGCCTTCTAAAACAGGATGGTTATGCGATGACGGAGTGACTTATTACAGATGACGTCAGCAGAAAAAAACAATGGAGGACAAACAACCATGAAGAAAACCATCATCATTCTGATTCTTTTCCTGATTATGCCGCTGGCCGCCCAGGCCGAGCGCATGGAGTGGAATGCAAAAAAGGTTTCGGCCCTGACGGCCTCGACGCTCTTCCTGTATGCAGATTACAGGCAGACAAGCAAGATTTGCGCATGGGAAAGGCGGTGGAGGGATACTCAGGAATTTTATCGGTATGTTCCACTGGATGCCAGGATTCGCATGCTTTACAAGACACATGGGGAAAGTAATAGCTGGTTAGGCCATAAGGCGAAACAGCACAAGGTCAATCAGTATTTCATCAGCATAGAGGCCCTTTTGATAGGGGCAACATGGTTTCTGGACGATATGCCGGCCCTGGCCATCAATGGCGGAGTAGTATCCGTCCAGTATGACCATGTAAGGCGCAACATCAAGGCCGGATGGGGCCTTCAGTTCTGAAAGGGGTTGACATCGGCCCAGATGTATGTTAGCCTGAAGGTATATGGGGATATACAATGATATACAATCAGGCGGTAAAAATATATCAGAAAGGGAGGCCGTCATGCACAGGTAAACCGGCAAATCGAATGAGCGCGAATCCTAGCCGTACCCTCCGGGGTACGGCTCTTTTTATTTCTTGCGGGATATCTGTTTCTCTAGTTGGTCCAGAATCCACATGCGGTTGATGGCCTGTAACTGCCTTGTGTCCACCCTGATTCCCTTTTTCATGGCTATAATCCTGATGCGCTCGCGCTCCTGTGCAACCTGTAGATCAAGCCATACATCAGCGGCGCATAAAGCATAAACCCGGCAGTCCAGGGCCTCATTTGAATATGGACCCTTATGAAATGAGCCGTCTGCATGCATCTCTTCGGATACCAGCATCTTGAAAAAATGCGCGTCATAACCCATGCCCTGAGGGAAATCACAGAAGCCCATCCGCTGGTCTTTGCCCGGGTCCGTCTCGCGTGGGATTTTCAGATTCCGATAAATGTGCTTTTTGTAATGGTTAGTCGCCACATCATAAAAAATGACATCCCCTGACCGGACATTCTTCGAGGGCTTGTATTTCATCATGTTATGCTGACTTGTGACGTCGCCTTCGGTTTCCTTGTTCTTTTTGAAGAAGCCCACGCCCTTTGAAGGATATATCCATCCGGGGACTATATCTGGCCGCTCCGTAAACTGATAAACAGTATCCATGGTAACGCCATCGGCGGAATCAATAAACATCATGCTCGGGACAAATACCCTTCCGTCAGAACGCCGATATTTGAATTTCTCGTCAAGGATTGCCCATTGAATAAAGGCCTGCCATGCCCCGCTTGAAGGATCCTTGATGCCCGGGCCGTCTGGCCAGTCGGGGTCCGTGAATACCTTGTACTCTATGCCCCATGTCCGAAAGTTCTTGCCATGGCCCACGACTTCCATCTCGAGGCGGGGAGGCTTTGCCAGATTCGTCGCGCTCCCCTGCTGGACGTCCATGCCGACTGAAAGGAATAAAACGCCGTCGGGAATATCCCTTTCGGAATATCCGCCCTTCATGTCCTCAACAATGATTTTGGGCTTGCTTCCTGATTCCTTGTATGGCAGACCTAGCTGCAGGTTATAGAATGGCGCCATGTCTCCGGAGGCCTTGGCATTTAGATATTCCTGATAAATGTTCGTCCAGGTAGCAAGGCCCACGGGGACCATCATTTTCGAGATATGGTATGAGCGATGATTTCGCTGTGTCGGGATGGCCATGGGGCGCCATTGGCCCCTGGCCAGCATCCACGTTTTGTCTGAATTCAAATGCCTGCCGTCACATTTGGGGCATTTCAGCCAGGCATAATCAAGCATTTCATTCTCATCGTAAACGGGTACCAGATGCTTGAATTCCATGAAAAACATGTGGCCGCAGTGTTTGCAGGGGACGAAATACTCCCTCTGGTCCCCGAGCCTGAATTCCTTGAAGACGAGAGAGCCTTCCCATGTGGTAGGGGTCGAAAAGGCCAGGAGCTTCGCTTTCCATAGGAAGGCCTCGAGCCTGCCGCCCAGGACTCGAAGGAAGTTGCCCTCTCCCGATCTCAGCTTCTCGGGGGCCCTGTCTATTTCGTCCGCAATGGCGACTTGAACGGAGTCCGAGGCGATATCCGAGGGAGACTGGAGCGAGCCCATCTCCAGTGCACCGCCTCCCATGAAGGTTTTGGATAAAGTCTTGTCCCCCGTGCTCCTGGACTTCGTATCCGTATTCGAAGATACAATGCGATTTCTGAGTCCCATGGATGTAATAAGGGGCTCGAGCCGCTTTGTCCATTTGCCGAGGGCCTTATCAGTGGCCGTGAGGTAAAGCATCTTTGTCGGCCACCACCGCTGCCATGCCCCGATGACGTTCTCGGCAAGCCATGTAACCGCGGACTGGACGGATTTCATGATCGTGGTCCGCTTCACGGGCGAAGACGGGCTCATGTTTTCCATTATCTCCAGGAGATAAGGCGTCCTGTAGACGTCGACGAGACCGGGGAGGGGAGTCCCGGGAGGCATTATGCGCTTGCCATGTATGGCCTCGGCAATCGTTTCGATTCCCTTTTCCGTCGGCTTCTGATCGACTAGATCCGCTAGAAACTCAATATCGCTAACAGGTAGGGGCAATTAAGTTAAGCCGCTTTTTCCGTCGGGGCAATCTTCTCAGCCCCAAGCTTTATCAGGAATGAATTTTGTTCGCGCTTAATGAGGTTCAATACTCCCATGACTTCCTTGTCTATGAGATCACATATGCTTCGGACCTTTTCATCTTCATCAATGCCCAGGACCGCAGCGACGTCACTGCTTATTTTCAGGCCTAGCGTCTTCCATTGTCCATTATCGATCTCATGTATGCCATGGATAAACTTCTGGACCAGAGTTCTTTCAATGAGTTCGCCGCGCTTCTTCTGGTTATCGAGCCTTACTTTATTGAGCTCTTCCTGCAACTTCTCATTTTTCAGGGAGGTGAATTGCAAAAACTCCTGAAGATCTTCTTCATTTGAGGGAAGGCCCCGGCGTCCATTTTCCTCTGGCGGTTCCTTATCCTTAGGTTTGGGCGAAGGTTCGGCTTTCTTTTTCTCGGCAGGTTTGCCTTGCGGGCGAGAAAGGGGAGGACCCAGGGCCTTGCCTGGAGTCGAGGGGGTCCGCAACCAGGCGAGAGTAAGGGGATGATTCAAATCTATCCTGGCCGCCCTGCCCGACCCCTCGACCGGAAGGCGCCCTTCGGATATCGCCTTCTTGACGGCCTGACGCGTAACTCCTTTTTTTCTCGCTAGTTCTGACTGGTTGACGAGTTTCCGCTCTGGCATGCTTAATTGTAAACCAAGGCCCTGGCTTTGTCAACCGGTTGACAAAACATCCGCACCCGCTTTTAACCGCGGTCGCGATTCACA